CGCGCATACTGACGCTCAGACGACCCCCGAGAGGATGACACCCCGTGACGCAGGCTGACCTCGATCGACATGTCGTCGAGATTCATAACCCAGACGGTCCGCTCGACTCACCCGTTGGGGCGGGCAAGGGTGACCACACGCGGATCAAGAGCCACGCAATCATCCAATTGTTCGGCCCCGACGGTGAGCTAAAGCACGAGCAACGAGTCGACAACCTGATCACCACGGCAGGCGACGAATACTACGCCAAACGCGGCGGCGCCGGCGTCTCGCCGGCAGCTCCGGCCGATGTGACCAAAGTGGACGGCATGAAGCTCGGCACCGGCGCCACGGCGGCGGCCAAGTCCGGTGCGGGCGCGGCCCTGGTTACCTACGAGTCCGGGTCGAACAATCCGTTCGATTCGACGTTCCCGGACTTCGTCGACCTGTCCGGCGACACTGGCTGGCAGATCCGTTACCGCACCACCTGGGCGGCGGGTGATGTCACCGAGGCGGCGTTGACCGAGGCTGTCATCACGAAGGACTCGACCACCGACGCCACGTCAACGGCGGCCAACACCATCAGCCGAGTGGTGTTCTCGGCCATCAACAAGACAGCCTCCGACACTCTGATCGTTACCTGGCTGCACACCTTCAACGCGGCATAGGCCATCGGGCGCTGGGGGTAGGTCATGGCCATCAATCACGAGGGCTCCACCGGCAACCCCGCCGCATCAGCGCAGGGAACCACCTCGATCAGCGTGGCCTACCCGACCGGGGTCGCCGCCGGCCGCATCGCGCTCCTTTTCGCCGCCGTGAAGCTGAACACCGCGAGCTGGTCGGCTGTCACCGGATTCGACCTGATCGCTGAGCAGGCTGGCGGCACCGGCGCATCCGCCAACGACGCCGGCACCACCCGGCTCGGGGTGTGGAAGCGCATCCTGGACGGTTCCGAGGCCGGGTCTGTCACGGTCACCAATACTGGCGGTGTGTCGTCTGCCGGCGCAATGTCGATCTATTCCGGCGGGTTGGACACGTTCGCGGTGGATTTCGTTCTCGGCTCCGACACCGCCCATGGCGCCAACTGGTCCGCCGCCTGCGGTTCCTGGCCCGCCACCCTTTTGAACGGCGACATGATTGTGGTGGCCAACTCCACCGACACCGACACCGGGCAGCTCATCAGCGCGCAAACCATCACCCAGCTCGGTGCCACATTCGGCACCCGCACCACGCGGAACCAGTCCAAATCAACGTCCGGCACCGACAGCGGCTGTTATTCGTTCGATGCGTCGGTCACCGGGGGCAGCGCCGACGCACCCACCTGGACACACACCTCGTCGACCAGCTCTTGCGGCGCCACCATCATGATCCGGCTTCGTGAGGTGGCAGCAGGTTCCGCACCGCCGTATCTCCGCCGCGATCACGCGCTGGGCGCACTGCTGCAACTGTAGGGAGGATCAATGGCACAGCGCGGGCTCTACACGGTGAGCTTCGCCGCCTCGTCGTTCACCAACGCAAACGGCGACTACGACTTTTTTGAGCTGACTCCAGTCGATGACCGACCGATCGAAGTGGTCGCCATCTTCATCGGCAACAAGAGCGAGGTAGGCGACGCGCAGGACGAGATGGTGGAGTGGTCGATCGTCACCGACAACGCCACCACCGGCAACGGCACCTCGACCACACCCCGCCCGCTTGATCCGCGCGACGGCGCCGCCGGGTTCACCGCCGAAGCGGTGGCGTCCACACCGGCCTCGACCGGCACGGAGATCTTCGTACACCAGGACACGTTCAACATCCGCACCGGGTTGCAGCTCATCCTTCCGGAGCTCATGCGGCCGAAGGTGGACCAGGCAGACGTGATGCTCTGCATCCGCATGGAGCAGGGCCTGGCCGATGACGCGAGCATCGCCGGCACGGTCTACGTTCGCGAGCTGTAACCGTGAGGCGGTAGAGGATGCCGCTGTTCACCGGCGACCCGGTCTACACCTACCTGCGTTTCCGCAGGCGTGTCCTCACAGCCGCCCCCAGCCCAACCGTCGACCAGTCCGACAACGTCGGCCTCACCGACTCTGTCGCGTTCTCCCTCGAGTTGGCCCGCACAGACCAGGCTGGGATTACCGACTCGGCTGCGCTCACGTTTGAGCTGGCCCGCACCGACCAGACCGGCCTGACCGACAGCGTCACCGTCGAGAAATTCGCAGCCGTCAACGTCAACGACGGCACAGGCCTGACCGACGCCGCGGCCATCAGCCAAGGCAAGCAGTTCACGGACGCCGCCGGGCTCACAGACACCTCCACGGCCGCGCTGACCCACAGCCGCGAGTTCACCGACGAGACGGCGCTGACCGACTCGGCGACCGTTCAGGTCATCAAGGCCGTCGACCAGACCGACCAGACCGGGCTCACCGACACAGCCACCGCCGCCTCCACATTCGCCCGCACGGCCACCGACCAGACCGGCCTGACCGACAGCGTCACGACAGCGTCCACATTCGCCCGCAGCTTCACCGACGCCGCCGGTCTCACCGACTCGGCGACACAGCAGCTCGTCAAAGACGTCACGCAAACCGACTCGGCCGGTCTGACCGACTCGGCCGCGGCGGTGTCCACATTTGCACGGACCACTGCCGACCAGGCGGGACTCACCGATGCGGCCACGGTCGCGCTCACCCAAGAGCGCACGTTCACCGACCAGACCGGGCTCACCGACCAGACCACAGTCGAGCGGATCAAGCTGGTAACCCAGACCGACCAGACCGGCATAACCGACGCCACCACGGTGGAGTTCATCAGCGGCATAGCAGCTATACCCATGCGGGTCGCCATGGACAACCCCGCCACCGCCAGAGGGGCCGCCGGGTCCAGCACATCCAGCCACACCCACGGCACAAGCCGACCCAGCTCGAGAGGCACCGGCGGCACGAGCCAACCCGACCAGCAAGTCGGCGGCGGACCCGGCACCAGCCGAGGCGCCGTCACATGAGCCGACGACCCCCCGGCGACCCCCGCAACGGGCACCGCTACCGCACCGCCGTAGCCAACCTGCTCGCCAACTCCGACCGGTGCGGACTGTGCGGGCACGCCGGCGCCCGCACCACCGACCACATCATCTCGGTCAAGGTGTGGCTGGCCCTGCACGGCACCTATGAGGGGGTCAACCACCCGTCCAACCTGCAACCCGCACACGGCACCAAAGCTCGGATCAAGAACTACTGCCCGACGTGTGGCCTACTGTGCAACCAACTCAAAGGCGCCGACGCGCTCACCGAACCCGAACCACACTCCCGAGACTGGTGATCGACATGATGCCCGACGGTGCCCGCACCCGCGCGACGTGGCACGACATCAGCCAACCCGACTGGCTCATCATCGGCGCACCACTACCCGACGGCACAGGCGTCGCGCTCCTAGCCAGCAAACACCTCACCAAAGCCCGCCTGCACCAGCTCGCCACCGACAAGCTGTACCTCGAGCAGATGACCGCCGGCTGGGCACGAACCGGCGTGTTCCTGTCCCTCGGCGTGGACCTGGACGACTTCGTCGTCGCTGCTGGTGCGACCTACCCCGAGGCGCTAGAGGCCCTCTTCGCGACGTGGGCTCCGCCCAACTATCAGCCGAGCGCCATCACCCCGGATGCGGCACACCAGCCCCTGGCCCTGGAAGGAGGGCCCAGCCCGTTCATTGACGGCGACACCGGCGAGGTCGTCACCCCAAGCCCATACGTGACGCACCTCGCCACCCCCGACGGCCAGCGCACCATCTGTGGCGAACCATGGCAGGGCTGGCAAGCCCCGGCCGCATTGGTCGCAGCCAAGGGCAAATGGACCGCGTCCATCCCCCCACACACCCAGCCCCGGGCTCACGTCGACGCCATCCGACACTGCCAGGGCTGCCACCGCGTAGCGCTGCTGCTCAAAGGGGGAGGGCCAAATTTTTGAGACCCACCACCCACGGAGAAGCCGCACTTTCTGGGGTTTTTCCCCCGCGGTTGTGGAGGCGAACAATCGGGCGTTATCAATGGGAGGGGAAGGTTGACGACCCGGCGGCACATCGGCGAGCTGGAGCGCATGGTGCGTAAGGACCTGCGCAGCCTGCCGGCCGACCGCAAGGGCCGGGGCACGCTGGAGATGATCGCCATCATGCTGGCGCGCACCATTGACGCACGCGGCGACGACGGGCCGACGACGACGGCGAAGCTGCTGCAGGAGCTGCGGCTGGTGATGGGGCAGGTGATGCGTCTTGACGGCGACGACGATGATGCGGCCGAACTTATTGCTTCGCTGTCCTCCCCTGTACGGAACGCCGGCAACGCCGGGGCGGGAGACGCTGGGCCCGGGCGTGATCGAGCTGGCGAGGCGGCTGGGCCGGCCGTACATGGATCACCAGGAGTACATGGCGAACGTGGCGCTGGAGATCGACCCGGCGACGGGGCGGCTGGCCTACGACGAGATCCTGATCATCGGGCCGCGGCAGAACACGGGCAAGGCTCTGGACTTGGCGACGCTCCTGTGGACGCAGCGCGGCTGGGTGTCAATGGGGGAAATCCGTACGGGTGATCAAGTCGTGCACCCAGACGGGCACCCGATCGAGGTCACATTCGCGTCTGAGGTGATGTACGGGCACGCCTGCTACCGGGTGCTCACATCGGATGGCCGATCCGTGGTGGCCGACGCTGAGCACCTGTGGCGGGTGCGGGATACGTACTGTGGCGGCGCCCGGCCTTGGCGAACGATGACCACGGCCCAAATCGCGGCAGCTGGTTTGCGGAACCGAGGGGTGCCTGGCGGGTGGCGGTTCCGGCTACCGGTGCAGCACGCAGTGAAGACGCCGGACGTCGTGCTGCCGCTCGACCCCTACCTGCTCGGGGTGTGGCTTGGCGACGGGACCACCAAGCGTGCAGAGGTCACATCGGCCGACCCGGAGGTCTTCGAGGCATTCGCTGCGGCCGGGTTTGAACCGTCTTACAGCTACGAGACCGGTAGGGCGTTTACACGCGGGCTGCGCGGTCTCGTGACGTTGCTGCGGCGCATGGCTGTACTCGGCGACAAGCATGTGCCCGATCAGTACCTGACTGCCGGACATGACCAACGGCTCGCCTTGCTGCAGGGCCTCATGGACACCGACGGCTGCATCACCGAGAACCACGGCTCCACGCCCCGCTGCGAGTTCACCTCCACCAAGCGCGTGCTGGCTGATGCGGTGCTACTCCTGGCGCGGTCGCTGGGGTGGCGGGCCACCCTGATCGAGGGGCGCGCCTCGCTGGCTGGGCGGGACTGCGGGCCGAAGTGGAGGGTGGCCTTTACGGCTACAACCGATGACCCGGTGCCGTTCCGGCTGCCGCGCAAGGCGAGAATGCTGCGGGCAGCGATGCCTCGCACTGGCAAACGGTCGGCGGTCAGCATCGCCGCGATCGAACCGGTTAAGTCGCGGCCCGTGCGGTGCATCAAGGTGGCTTCGCCCGATGGGTTGTTCCTTGCCGGGCGCGGCCTGGTCGCTACCCACAACACTGAGTTTCTGCTGCCCTACCTGACGCATAGGTGCATAGAGCCGTGGTTCGGCCCGGATCAGCGGGTCCTGCAAACGGCGCAGACGGCTGAGGACGCGCGACAGAAGTGGCGCGATATCTACATGAAGCGTCTGCAACGGGTCCGGGCGATCAGGGCCATGTTCACGCCACGCCTGAGCAAGGACCAAGAGGCCTTCATGTGGCGCAACGGGTCGATGTGGTCGCCCGGGTCGACCACGGGCAAGACGGCCGGCACCGGCGACACCCTCGACGTCGGGTTCATTGACGAGGCGTGGTCACGGCCCGACTTCCGCACCGAGCTGGGCATGAAGCCGGCCATGGACACGCGCGACAACTCGCAGCTGCTGATCGCGTCGATGATCCCGGGCCTAACCCGTGCGGTCCCCGGCACCTGGCCGTACCTGAAGGAGAAGCGGCGCTTTGCCCGGGCCCGGGTCGAGGCCGGCGCGCGGCACGGGGTTGCTCTGTTCGACTGGTCGGCGGTGGAGGGTTCGGATCCGGGCGATCCGCGTACCTGGTACTCGTGCATGCCGGGGCTTGGGGTGACGGTGCGGGAGGAGCGGATCCGGGCGCATTTCGAGAAGCTGCCGCTGGTCGACTTCTGTGCGGAGTTTCTGGGTTGGGAGCCGAAGGAGACGGTGCCGATGTGGACGACGATTCCGCAGCTGGTGTGGAACGGCTTGGAGGATCCGGACTCGGCGCCGGTCGGGACGGTCGCGCTCGCGGCGGAAATCACCAAGGACCGGCAACGCGGCTACCTAGGCAGCGTCGGTAAACGCGACGACGGGCACTGGCACCTGGAGGTAATCGAGCCCGGCCAGAAGATCCCGGTTGGCACGGTCGGCGTTGACTGGATGGAGCGGCGGGCGTTGGAGATCCTGGCGGCGCAGGAGATATGCACGACCGTGATCGATAAGCGGCGCCCTTCGGCGAGTCTGATTCAGACGATCAAGAACGCCGGCTATGACGTCACCGAGCCCAACGGGCCCGACATTCAGGCGGCCTGCGGCCGGTTCTATGACCGGACCGGGGCCGCCACCGACCCCGACGCTGCGAAGCGCGACGACGGCACCCGTGTCCGGCACCTGGGGCAGGAGTCGTTGGACCGGGCCGTGGCGTTGGTCAAGAAGATCGACGTCGGGGCGGGTGCGTTCACGTTTGTCGACCGCGGGTCGGATGACAGCATCGGTCCGCTGTATCTGATGGTGCTGGGCATGTTGGGGGTTGAGATGAAGTGGACCCCGCCCGTTCCCGATCCGGAGATCTTTTACTAGCAAGGTTTAAGCAATGAGGTTAAGCAAGGGTTTAGAGGTTTAGAGGTTTAGGGTTGCGGGTTGGGTTTGCGCAGTTCGTTGGCGGGTTGGCGCTAACGGATCAGCGCAGCGAGGGCCTACCATTCCGCTCATGGGACGCGTGTGGCTGGCCGGGCTGTGCGTGGTGGCCGGCGTCGGTGTGCTCGCCGGCGTGGGGTGGGCGCTGCTCGCCGCTGCCGCGGTCGTGTACCTAACCCCGGTGCCGCCGCGGGTGCGACAGCTTGCGACAAACGCGCGTGACTGGACGGCGGTTGCTGCCGGTAAGGCGTGGCGGTGGCTGAGCACCGGCCGGCATCAGGTGGCTATGGGGATAACCCCGGTGGCGCTGGTGCTCGTGCCGTTCGGTACGAGCCTCGTGTTCGGTCTCGGGTGGGCGTTGATTGTTCTCGGCGGATTGGCCGCTGGTGTGGGGCTGCTCCTCGGCTGGGATCCCCGGCCGGGCACGACCCCGTAACTGACGGAGGCCGCCGGTGGGCTGGCTGAGCAGCGTCGAGAAGCAAGGCCTGGCGATCCCTAACGGCACCCAAGGTGTGATGGTCCTGGACGCGTTCGGCGGTGGCCGGCCCAATCTGGCCGGTGCGCTCGAGGCGGACGGGTCGTTCTCCAACTACGCATCCGCCGGCTATGGCCGTAACGAGCTCGTCTACGCGTGTGTGCGGTACCGGGCCGAGTCGCTGCCTCAGGCGGTGTTGCGGGTGTACCCGGCGGGGCCTGCCGGGACCGGTGCCCCTATTGACGACCACCGGCTGCGGACCCTGTTTGAGAAGCCGAACCCGATCACCGGCGAGTTCGAGTTCTTCGAGCTGTCGGTCACGTACAAGGATCTGGCCGGCACTTGTTTCTGGCTGACCGTCAAGGGCCGCGACGGTTTGCCGTCGCAACTGTGGCCGCTGCGCCCTGACCTGGTCGGAGTGCTGCCCGACCCGAACGACCCGGCCGCATATGTGTGGATCTACCGGCCGGACCCGCAACGCCCCGAGATTTGGATCCCCATCCCGGACGCCGGGTCGCCGGCGGCGAAGACCTCGCAAACGTCGATCATCCGGGTGCGTTACCCCAACCCGAACCCGAACGACCCGGGGCAGCGGTACTTCGGTCAGCCGCCGCTGCGGCCGGCGGCGCGGGCGGTGTCGCTGGACAACGCGGCAACAGACTTTGTGGACAGTCTGCTGCGCAACCACGCGCAGCCCTCGGTCGTGATCGAGTCCGAGGCTGAGGTCACACCGGCGGTGCATGAGCGGCTCACCTCGATGTGGACCAACGCGTTCGGCGGGCCACGGCGGGGCCGGCCGGCGTTCCTGCAAAAGGGAATGAAGATCCAGCCGCTGGGGATGACGCCGCAGACGCTGGAGTTTCCCGACCTGCGCGATCAGTCAGAGACCCGCATCTGCGGCGCGTTCGGGGTCGAACCCATCCTGGTCGGCGCGAAGATCGGGCTGATGCACAACGCGTACAAGGACTACCGGGAGGCGCGGCTCGCGTTCTGGGAAGAGGCCATGTTCTCCGAGCAGCGGCGCTTCATCGAACCGGTTCGTTCGTTCCTGCTGCCCGGTTTCCAGGGGGCGGGTCGGCGGCGGCTGCGCATGGACTGGGACAACTCCGGGGTGCTGGCACTGAAAGAGGCCGAGGGTGCCCGGTGGACCCGGGCGGTGTCGGCGCTGCAGGCCGGTGGTATCACCCGCAACCAGTTCCTTGTCGCGGTCGGCCTGCCCGCGATCGGCCCGATCGGTGACGTGTTCCTCAACCCCGGCGGCGTCACATTGCAGGCCGTCGACCAGGAGCCGACCCTGGCCGAGCAGGTCAGCGCCAGCCTCGGGCTGGTTGCAGCCGAGTACGGCATCGAACTATCTGACGGCGAGCTTGAGACGCTCCTCGCCCGTACCGCGACGGTGGAAGGCTGAAACATGGCTACTAACGAATGGCTGCGGCTGGGTAGCGGCGGCGTGGTCCCCATCACCTGGGACGTGACCAGCAAGTCTGACAGCGGCGGCCTGGAGGGTTGGGCGTCGGTCTTCAACGTCGTCGACGACCAGGACGAGATCGTTGTCCCTGGCGCGTTCAAGAAGACGTTGGCCGAGTGGCGCCAGTCGGGGCGGACCATCCCCTTGTCTAAGAATCATGAGTTCGCGGTCGACTCCGTCATCGGGTCACTCAAGTCCGCCGAAGAGACTCCGTATGGACTGCGGATTCAGGCCGGCTTCGCGTCCAACCCCGACGCGCAGAAAGCGCGGGGGCTGGCCAGAGAGGGACACCTACGCGGGCTGTCCATCGCCGGCCCGATCTTCAAGTCATCGGGCACCATCCGGAACGGCAAGCAGATCCGGGTGCTGCAGGAGGTCGGCCTGGCGCAGATCGCGCTCACCGCATATCCGGCCAACACTTCGGCCATGACCACCGCGGCCAAGGCTGGCGGAACGCACCGCACCGACGTGGTCGATGTGGCGTGGAGCGCGGCCGAGCAGCTCGCCAAGGCCAACACCGAGGCCGAGCTCCGGCACATGTTCGCCCACCTGCGCGCCGGGGCGGACGCGACCGCCAAGGCCGGCTACCTGTCGCTGCACCACACCGCGGGCGTCGACACACCCGCCGTGCTGTCCGCGGTGCGCGACGGCCTGGCCCGGCTGGCGTCTTCGGGTTTAAACGAGGACGAGCAGGCCGCCGTCAAGGCCCACCTGCAAGCCCACGTCGACGATCACGAGCGGGCGCTGACACTGCTGCCGGTGTGGGAAGACGACATGCGCGCGGCCCTGGGCATCTCGTCCGAACCGGTCCGCCGCGCCGCAATCGAGCAGCTCATCAAGGCCCGCTATCCGGTTCTGTCCGGTGTGGTCAGTGACGCCGGCGCCGGTACGGGTGATGATGTGAGCAAGACGTCCGATCATCTCGACGACGCTTCGGCGTACGCTCTGGGCCTGATCGGTGAATCCGGGCCGGACACTCCACCCGGCGGCGAGCCGAAGTCCTCACTCGCCGAGGACCTCTTAGCCAGTCTTAGTGCGGCTAAGACCAGCGTTGATCTCGACGCCCTCGCGGCAGAGATTGAGCGCTCCGGCACGTAGGAGTCACCTCGCATGTCCGACACATCGCAGAAATCCCTGATGGACAAGGCGATGCAGTGCATCCACCTTGCCCGGACCATCCGCGACCGGCACGCCGACCCGACCAAGATCCCGGGCGAGGACGCGGCCAAGATGAAGACCCTGCTCGGGGAGGCGGCCCGGCTCAAGGAAGCCGCGTCGCTGGAGAAGAGCCAGGACGACATGGAGAAGTGGGCCTCGGCCCCCGACCAGGTCCCGGCCGCGTTGGCCGCGGACGCCGCCGCAGCAGCGGCCCAGGTCGGCAAGAGCGGCGACAACGCCCAGTACGCCGAGGCGACCCAGCGTCGCCAGCTTGAGCTGTTCGCCAAGGCGATGCGTAACGGCTGGAAGAACGAGCCGTGGTTCGCCGGCCTGGACGTCACCGAGAAGGCCAACCTGATCGAGGACGCCACCGGTGAGGTCATCGTGCCCCACGACATCGCCGGCCCGATCTTCAAGACCCTGCCGCGGCTGGGCATCTTCCGCTCCTCGGGGCCGACGATCCGGCCGACGTCGTCGAACAAGGTCGACCTTCGTTCCCTCACGCAGGCCACCGCCGGCTGGGGAAAGATCGAAGTCCTGGGCGCGGCACCGACCGACGCGAACGTTGTGCCGAACACACCGGTCGACGTGATCGAGGTCCACGACCTGATCGCCATGTCGAAGATCGGTGTGGATGAGCTCGCCGACACCGACGCGAACCTGATCGCCCTGATCCAGGACATCGTCGGGCAGTTGTGCGCGCAGATGGAAGACGACGCGTTCGCCAACGGCAACGGCACATCCAAGCCGTGGGGTCTGGCGATGCGGGCCACGCAGGCGTCGCCGCTGATCACTCAGGGCGTGACCGCGTCGACCACCGGGCTGATCAAACCCGACGAGTTGAAGAGCCTCATGTACCGCGTCGGGGGCCGGTTCCGCACCAACGGCGCGTACTTCGCATCCGGCGACGCGGCCGAATCGATCGCGCTGCTCAAGGACTCCACATCGAACTACCTGTGGCAGCCCTCCGTGCGTGCGGGCGAGCCGGACACCCTGTTCGGTAAGCGGTTCTACACCCTCGAGGGCCTGCCCGCGATGACCGCGACGACCACTGCGGTCGACCCGTCGGTCATGTTCGGTGACCCGGCGATCGGCTACCTGGTGGCGGACCGGCAGCGCATCACCGTGCAGCGTTTGGACGAGCGGTTCGCCGAGCTGGGCCTGGTCGCGTTCATCTTCAAGCTGCGTGTCGGCGGAGATGTCATGCGCCCGGCGGCGTTCGCGAAGTACCTGCTCTAGGAGATAGCTAAATGACGACGCTCAAGGCTGACGGTGGCGGCGGTGCTGGGGCCGACACCGCCAGCCTCTGCGCGGCGCAGGTCGGCAACGGTGTCACAACCAACGTCATCGACCGTGGCGCCCGCATGGGGCCGGCTCTACTCAAAATCGTCACGGCCATCGGCGCGACCCCCACATGCACATACGCGATCGAAGGATCGCCGGACGGCGTTAGCTGGTTCGCGATCCCGTACTCCGACTCGGCCACCCCGGAAACGATCAGCGTTGCCACGTTCGTGATCACCACCGCGATCACGGCCTGGAAGTACCTGCAGGCCAACCGGCCGTGGCGCTACCTGCGGGTCACGTTCTCGGCTAACACCAACGTGACCAACACGCTGGACGTGTTCACGGCCTGAACCGGAAGGACGAGGTATCCCCGAATGGCACAGATCACCGGTCGTACCCGGGGCGGTGCCGACCTGCCCGCCGTCCCACCCGAGGCGGTCTCAACCGAGGCGGGCCTTCACGCAGACGTGGCGCCGGCCGTGGCAGTCGACCCGGCCAACGGGCCGAGTCACCCCACTTCCCGTAAGCCCGACGCGCCCACCGGCGGCGGGCACGGGCACCAGTAGAGAAAGACCGAAAACGGTTCACGAGAAGGGGTTACGAGAATGGGCGAATTTCAGGTAACCGTCGTCGCTGTCGGCGGCCACGGTTGCGAACGAGACAAGGGCGACGGAGAGACCGTCATCGGCTGCGAGCGGCGCGACTGCGTCGACTGCATCGCCCGGGAGTACGTGCGGCGGCTGCGCCGATCCGGCGCCACCGTCAGCAAGGCGGAGATCCACCACTGGCCCCACGAGCCGGGGGCGGTGCTGGACAACCTGCTCACGGGCGAGCGGCGGGGCTCGTTCCCCGAGCGGGAGCAGTACCTGGCGTACAAGCGGACGGAGACGAAGGCATGAAGGTCAAGATGCTCGGTCCCATCGCCGGCGTCGGCCCCGACGGTTCGATCACGTCGTGGGGTCCCGACCAGGTCGTCGACGTCGACGACGACGACAAGACCGCGGTCGCGTTCTACCAGGCCCGGGTCAAGGACGGCGTCGCCGTACTGATCGACGAGCTGGCCGCAGCCAAGGCGGTCGTCGCCGCGGCCGATGCCAAGTCAGAGGCGGATGCCGCGGCCGATGCCAAGGCCGATGCGGCCGAGGCGAAAGCCGACGCGAAGGCGTCCAAGGCAACCCGCGCAGGTGAGTCCAATTAAGATTTTGTGGCACAGTGTCGCTCCCTGGGCCCCGACGGGGTACGGGCAGCAGACCGCGCTGTTCGCCCCCCGGATCAAAGCCCTCGGCCACGACCTGGCCATCTCGTGTTTCTACGGGGTGCAGGGCGCGGCGCTGATGTGGCAAGGGATCAAATGTCTGCCGTCCTACTCGGCCAGCTACGGCACCGACGTCATCGTGCCGCACGCCATGAGCCACTTCGGCGCGGCCGACGCCAAAACCGTCCGGGAGGCCGCCACCCGCGGCCTGATCATCACCTTGTGCGACACGTGGGTCTTGGACGCGCCGCTGCTGCCCGACATGAACGTCGCCGCCTGGGCGCCGATGGACCACGAGACGATGCCCCCGATCGTTCACGACTGGCTCGAGAACTCCGGCGCCATACCCATCGCCATGTCCCGCTTCGGCGAGCGTCAGCTACGCGACAACGGATTCAACCCGCTGTACGTACCGCACGGGGTCGACACGGCAGTGTTCCACCCGGGCGACAAGGACCAGGCCCGTCAGGCCGTCGGCCTACCCAAGGATGCGTTCGTGGTTGCACTGGTCGCCGCCAACGTCGGCAAGGACGGCGCGCGTAAAGCGTTCTCCGAGCAGATCCGCGCGTTCGCCGAACTGCGCCGCCGCCACTCCGACGCGATGCTCGTCCTGCACACCGACATCGACTCACCCGTCGGGGTCAAGCTGCGGGACCTGCTCGCCGACCTGCCCCGCGGCTCGTACATCTACTCAGACCAGTACGCCTACCGCACCGGCGTGCCGGCCGGCGCGGTCGCCGACATCTACCGGGCCGCGGACGTGTTCACGAATACATCCTGGGGTGAGGGCTTCGGGATTTGCATCATCGAGGCCCAAGCGTGCGGAACCCCGGTCGTGGTCACCGACACGACCGCCATGCCCGAGCTGGTCGGCGCCGGGTGGAAAGTTCCCGGCGAGCCGCTATGGCA